CGTTCTTCAACCATAAAAATAATCTATCCCATCTTAAATTAACTGCATCTAAAAAACTACCATTTAAAGTTATTCCATATTTATTTTCTATAGCGTCAAATATTCTAGCAACTTTTAATGCAGGAAATAATTCGTTAAATTTAACAGATCCAACACTTGTTTTAATATCAGTACTTACTCCATCGTTATAAGTCCAAACTCTTTTTGATGTTATTAATGGAAATCTAACATTTTTTGTGTAATCTGTAGAAGTAATTAATGACTCAGTATTAGCTCCTGTATATTCAATATTGTAACTAGATAAATCTAAATCCGCTAACTTGTCGTTTGCAAACTTATCTTTAATGCTTATTAAATCTCCATAAAATGTAATCGTATAACTGTCTACACTTCCATTCTTTATATTAGACTTTTCTAATTGTATCTTACCACTTCTAAACGGAGCTAAGTCAATTTCTATATACGCTAATCTTCTAATATTAGAACTGTTTACAGTGTTAACATCTGACTGGTAAAAATGTTCAAATATTGCATTATTAATAGAGCTTGCTGGTATGGTAAATGATTGTGTAAAGTCGGTATATACTTTAGATATGTCTTGTATGTTTTGTACACTTAAATTTATATCTATTTTTTCATCGTTAAATAGTTCTAATTTAGAATAGTCACCACTCCCACTGATACTTTCAATATATATGTCTACAATTCTTTTCATTATATCACGTTGTTAATTGTATTATACGCTAACTCGAATTCTAAACTGTAATTAATCATGTGATTGTTTATGTTTTTCATGAGTTCTAATGACTTTGTTTTACATATCGCTGGCTTATTATCAACCAATATACGTTCACTCATTAGAAGTTGTTTAATATTCGAACTAAAATCTTCATTAACGTACCCACTATTTACACTTATTGTTTCTTTTGCATTAGTATTAAATGACTTCTTTTGACCTTGCTTAATATCATAGCTAGTTAAAGAACTTTGCATTACGTTATAATCATTCGATTCTATTGCTAATGTATTCTTAGACGCTTTAAAAAAGAATTCACGTTGCCAAGCTCCGTACTGATTTATAAAATCAACTATTACAGGTGTATATTTAGGCTCGCAAACAGGAAGAAATGTATATGTAGCTAGTAAGATATCGAACATGTCATAAACGTTTAATATATTTCCAGTTGCTGTATATGAAGGATGAACGCGTGGCATAGTCTTCCATCCTTGCGACGTAGCATTTACTATTATGTTAGCGCTTAAATCTGGCTTGGAATATATTACATAATCACTCAATCCATAGCCGATATATGTCATGTAAGCATTAAACTCACCAGGATAAATTCCCTCTTGATAATAATATGTTTTTTGCTCTAATAGTTGGTTGCCGTAATCGTAATTACTTCCACTTTCATAATAGGAATATCCATCTAACCCAAAGTAAGATGTTGTGTTCAATAATGTATATACACCAGCTACTGACTTATATCGCTTTACCTTAACATTACAATATTGACCTACTGTTAATGCTGTAATTGTAGATGGTGTTTGCTTATTAGTAAACGTTATATACTCTCTAATATAAGGTGCAATATCGTAAACTGTTTGAGTATTATTAGACGCTGGTATTAATTTAGATAATGTATATTGTGGAGTTGTTGGCTCTGTTGTTCCTTCGTTCCATAGAAATACTTCTACCTTACTCCCATCTTGCCCAGACTCATTTACTTCTATTATGTAAGGACTTCTCGCTAATATTATACTCATTTTTTAGGTTGTTGAATTGTATACTTAAATAACTCCAAAGCGTCCAATCCGTATTTAGCGACTAACTCATTTGGAAGTTGCTTGTATGCCTTCTCAAATGGTTTTGTAAAGAATAATGACGGTTTTATACCTCGTGCCCAAATGTTTTTTGCTGTGATAAATCCAATAGCTTTGAAGCTTCCTTTTACGTATTGTCCCTTTTTATTTCTTAACCTTAAGTTCTTTCTTTGCGCCCACTTTGCAATTAAGTCAGAAGGGGGTTTTTTAGTCTTAAAACTATATGGACTGTTGGGGGCTTGCTGTCCTTTTGTCTTTGCGTTTGGTGAAACTTGTGATGGGTCCGCACCTTTTACACCTTTGTCTACATACGCACCATACTCACCTAAATCAAATGCAAGGTAGAAAGAATTAGGCATTGCTTTTGCTTCACCTTTAATCGTATTATACAGTCCTTTTCTATCGTTTTTCTTTAGCTTAGATAGATTAGATTTAGACTGTTGTATTACGTACTTCTTAAACTTATCTAACTCTTCTTGTACATTTAACATATAGTCATTTCGTTTGCCATTATTACATCAAAAGTCATAGTGCAACCAGCAACATCGTCCGTAAATCTATCAACAAAGAATTCAAAAGATGCAGTTTCAGATTCAATAGAGTAATTGTCACCAAAGTCACCACGTCTCATGCTTTCAAATGCACGTTGACAAATCATTAACGTTTGATTATGTATATCATCTTCGTTATTATTCCCAAAGTATAGATGTGTTAAATCTTCTTTTGTATAATCAACAATATCCATCACAACTAACGATACAGAAAACCTTATTGTATTCTCTTCAAATGCACCGTTATCAATCATAACATGAGCTAATGGGTACATATCTTTTTTAGCGTTTGTAATCTTATCCAAACTACCTTTTGTAACTTGGTTTACTAACGGATCGCTTATTAAGAAATCGTGAAATGCTGTTGTAAAATCATAGTACCCTTTCATGTGCTCTTTTTAGTTGTCTGTTTTCTATTTCCATCTTCTGCTTTTCAAATGTCAACATCGTTAAGCACTCAAATAATCCTTGTTCTGTAACTCTGTCAAACTTCGTAATGTCTCCTTTAGCGAGTTGATATATTGACTGATACCATCCCCATCGTTGTCCAAATTGAGTTGTTTCGCTAAAATCGTTTTGCTCTTCTTCGTCATCCTGTTTTCCAAATAAGACAGGGTAGCTGTCAATAGTTCGTTTCCTAAACTCCAAAAAAAAACCGATGCAGGCAATACAACATCAAGCGGTGCGTATTTCATTAGGTCCGCATAGTTCGCTGTACCGCTGTATTTATCTATGGTATATTTATTCCCCTTCTGGCTCGTAATAGGTCGGTACATAACAGCCATTGCTTTATGAAAGGATTGTACGTCGATTATGTTAGACTCTAAATCCACATACTCACCAAACGATATATCTTCAAGCTCATTAATGAATCCAAACTTTACACCTTGAATTTCAAATGTCTTTTTAAGTTCTAGTTTATGACTAAACAAATTCTTAAAATGTGTTACCAAATCAATTACATCTGATAGCTTAATATTAACTACATTCTTTAACTCTATACCACAGAATATCTCAATCATTTTCTGTGATATAAATAGCTCTGAATTATCCTTATTCGATGCAACTACCATGTATTTTTGGTAGTGCATCAAAGGTATCTCATTTAAAGATGTTGGTATTACTAATTCTAACTTCATTTAATTAACTTTCTTATTCCTCTCCAATACTCTAAGCTGCCTTGAAACTTCATAATCTCATTGTCAATTGCTTCATAACAATTCAACTTCCAATCTGCACCATGTTCAGCTTTAAACTTCTCGATTATGTCTAAGGTTACATCCTTAATAATTTGTTTCTTGTTCGGTACTTGAAACGTTACTTCTTTAACTTCTGTTTTCATATTTTGTTGTTTTAATATACACTATAATTTCCTTTGTTTGGATTCGCTAATTGATAACTAATCGCATATCGCATTGCATCGAGACAGTGATTCCATTTATCTATTGGCGTTTCACTCTTTTTTTCTAGCCAGCAATAGTTATTCAATTCCTTTATCAAATTTACGGAATTTTCTTCAATAATCAAATCATAATCTTGGATTAAACTTATACCATATTTTACTGAATCTGCACCTTTAATTGTCGCTACTATATTTAAACCTCTTGCTTTAAGTTCTGCTATCAATCTAGGCTCTGAATTATCCCCTACTATCAAATCTCTACCCGCAAATTGTTGGTTTAATTGCGCAAGTTCTGACGTAGTTAAACCTTGCTTATGAACGTGCTCTTTAATATATATTCGTTTGTTAGCTTTGTCTATTGACGTTTCGATTAATGTCGAGGGGTCGTTACTAAAACCATAATCCTGACCGAATACACTACCATTATCTTTGTTGAATTGTCCTATTCTCCAATTAGTAAATATAACTCCCTCTGCCTTTTCTAACCAGCCCCCGAGGATAGTGTGTTTGTACTTATCTGGTCTACGTTCTTTTATCGTTTGTATTTGATTTAAAAAAGATTCTGATAAGTTGTTATAATTATCTAGGTATGTCGTATGAATATATGTCGTATCTCCTTTGATTATATTACTTCCAGCCTCAACACCTTTCGACTCAAAGAACTTTTGATAAATGAAATGTTCCTTCGTAGCTGGATTTAAAATAAGTATTACCCTATTCTGTTTCTCTTTGGACCTTATCGAATAATCAATCTTATCAAATGTATCTTCATCTGTAAGCTCTTCTGCTTCATCTAAAATCCAAGTCGTAACTCCAGCCAATGATTTAAGGTTTGCCGTCTGAGTTCCTGAGCTTGTCTTTATACCTTTAAATAATATCTTACTACCTGTTCTTAGGTTTATAATCTCGTCCTTTGTTATATGAAAATCTGAATGCTTATCTAATATATCAATCTTATCAATAAATTCAGGAATAATAGAAACATGAGCAGAAGTAAGTGTATATCTCGTAAATAGAATTGTATGCCCACTTTCATATGTAAGTAGTAGAAGTAACAAGTTAATGCTGTAAGACTTCCCACTACCCCTACCACCAGTAACAATAAAATATCTGCTATCACTTCCAAATGGTTTGTATTTAGGATTCAGTGTTACCAAAGTTAATTAAATCTTTTAGTGTTGTTGTATTGATTGTAACATCTGATTCTACTCTTTCTTTAGGTTTACCACAACCATACTCGATTATAATCTTAGCAGCTGCAATTCTATCTGAAGGTCTTTTTGTTTCGTCGATTGTTATTTCAGCTATCACTCTGAAAGCATCTTCTACATGTGGTGCAGCTAAGTTGAATCCTTTTATTTCATCGGATAGACTTTTACGACCAGCTTTGCCAGCAGTAGAATGTCCTCCATTATTCTTTCTTTTATCCACAATTAATAAAAATTAATTATTTAATTAAGGCAAATAACAAAAAAGTACTTGCCTGAGTATATAACTTGTATTATATCATTTTGTATCATAGTAATTTACTATTATAGTTTTACCACCTATACCTTCAGCTCTTTCTATTTGTATTTTGTTATAGTTGTAATTGATTTCTTTTGCTTCGTTTTCAAACCCTCTTGAATAACGTATCCTTCTCATCGGTCTTTTTTCGATACAACTTTCAATACATTCAATCAGCGTTATAGGTATCATATACTTTCTTTAGATCGTGATACTGGTCTCTCAAACAAGACGCACAAGAAGTATATTCTAATCTACCTGTTTGGAATACTCTGTTATGAGTTCTTTGCATCAACATTGAATCTACTAGAGATGTTTCTGCTTTCTTTAATCCTCCTTCACTAAGCCATAAGTATTCATCTTCTTCAAGACAAAGTGGTTTCTTTCTATAGGACCAAAGTTCGTTAAGTTTTGCTTTACGTTCATCACATCCACAATCCTCTCCTAATATAAACTTTGCTACCTTATCTATTCCTGTTGCTTGGAGTACATTCTCTATTGTATCTCCTAGTCCTGTTGCTTTTCTTTTAGCCATTCGTAATCTTCGTTTAAATAATCTTCATAGTCTTCACTAAGTAAACTCTTTAAGTGTGTTTTTGTTCTATTGGTGGTGTAGAATATACAAGAGAGTGATATACCTGTCTCTTTTGATAGTTGTCTCATCGATTTACCACTTGTAACGTATAGTTCAAATAGCATTTTATCAAACCAATCGACATTATTAAGTTCGTCTCTAACGCGTTTATTTAGTTCCCCGTATGCAATTATACTTTCGGTCTCGCAAACGTCTTCAGAAATCGTCTTATCTAGTTCAAACGTAACTGGCTCTTTCTTTAAGAAATCAAAGTAAATGTTCCTCAAAGTTATCCATACAAATGAAGTTGCTATCTTTTGGTCTGGTTTGATGTACTTATCTAGTCTAAGATACATTTCCTGAACGACATCTTCTGCTTCTGTTTTAGCACCAAAAGACCGAGCGATATTCACCCAGTCCTTATGTTTCTTTGCTATCTCTGCTATTTGAGGATTCATTTTGTTATTTTCCAAGCAGAAAGGTTATTGAACTTTCTACCATCTGCATATGCAGTGAATACTCTTGAATTGAATTCTACATTAACGATGTCATCTAGTAAATTGAACTTAAAAAAGTTATCTACCTTTTCATTTCCGTATATGTCTAATACTAATGAGTTAGGATATTGTCCTTCTAATTCTGTGATTTCAAACGTTACTCTGTTTTCTTTACCTGTTTCTTGAATCTCACCGATCCAACTAATTCTTCCTTTAATTTCCATTTCTTTTTAATTTTTGACTAATATAAGTATTATTTATTTAACTGTGATGCAATTTTTTTTAATTTTTCAATATAAAGTGTGGCATCCATTAATTCTTCCTGTAGATGTTGCAAAAAGTCATCTGTATTATTAGCATCTAGTGTAGTTCCGTACTTCGCTATCCCTATTTCTGACCTTGTTTTATATTCTTCAATTACCTTTGCTACGATTGCATCCTTTGGTGTGAAGTATTGTTTGCTAAGTTGGTATAGGTCGTCTCGCATAACTTTGTTTTCTGTTTCTACTCTTTTAAATTCCTGAAACATTGCCGTGTTCAATTGCTGTTCAAATTTATACGCTTGTTCTAATTCTTTCTTTTTCATTTTACTACTTTTATTTTAATATTAATTACTCCTTTATCTAATTCCGCTATCTTACTAAACGCTTTCTTGGATAGGTCTATTGTTATTTTCTTAAAACTACCTGTGTCTGTCACTTTAACTATTACACTCTTCCCGTTATCTAAATTAGTAACTTTTAACTTACTTCCTAGCTTGTGAGTATTTGAAGCACAGGTCAACTTATTCATATCATAGATTGCTCCTGAACGCATAACTTTGCCTTGAAATGTATCACTGTAGTAGCTAGCTTTAAAACTTGTTAGAACGCACCAAATACACATTACAATTATTATTTTCATTTGATTCTTATTTTATCGATTACTTTACGGATGTTCTTAGTGATGTAAATATACTGGTCCGACTCCTGAACGTTTATTTCACTTGTCAACGGTTCAACATTTGATTCGAGATACTTAATGAAGTTGTCTATTACATCGTAGTTATTCTCTCTAAATATGTTGCCTTCTGGCATATCTTCTAACTTCTCTAAAGCTACTTGCATTAAGCATAGCACTTGAAACGTATTGTTAATTTGTTTATCTATCATAACGTTTTTAATTTATTTTGGTATGCTATACTTGCTGCTAATTCACAATTAAATAATCCTAAATATTTTAATTTTCCATTTATTTGTATTTGAGACAACCATCTTTTATCACGTCCACTCCAATGAACTCCTTTATATTGACTTGAGTATTTGCCTTGAGTTTTTTTTGAATTAAATCTTTGAGTAACTAAATGCAAATTTTCAACTCGATTATCAGTTTTAATGTCATTTATATGGTCAACTACTATTTTTTGAGTTCCATTTGGTTTATGATTTAAAAATGCCATTGCTACTAATTGATGAACCCTTAAAGTTTTTGTTTTGCAATTTTTGGATAATGTGACAATTTTATACCCCCAAGTATTTATACTTTGTTCTTTAAGTTTATTTCTTTTTAATCCATTAACATTACCTAAATTACTAACCTCGTATAAATCTTCATAACCAGGTATTTCTTTCCATATTTCCATAAAATAAAAAACCCTAGCTTCATGGGTAGTGCTACCAATCGGCCAAGGCTTTAAAAAAGTTCTTATTTATCGGCACTACTCGATATGCAAATATACAATTATTTATTTACTTTAACATAATTTTCTTCAAAAGATTTTAAACTTAAAACAATATCTAAACCAACTTTAGGCTTTACTCTTACAAATCTTTCAGATAGTAAAATTAATGTTACAATAGTATTATCACGTTTATCGCAATAAAGACTTAATTTTTGCATCATAATCTTTTAAAAATATTTTACAATTATTTACTTTGTTCTGCATTTGCTCAATCATAGCTTCATTATATTCTAACTCAAAACTATAAA